GGCACCTTTGGCATGAGCGAATACGTCGAAGGCATCGAGATCGACGTGCCCCGGCTGGGCGGCAAACGCGAGAACGCTGGCCGCAAGCCCAAGGTGTTCGAGGACCAGGTGCGCAAGGAACTGGAGGACGCGGGCGAGGTTGAGTACGCCGTCTCCCGGGCGCGCAAGGAGGCATGGACGGCCAAGACTGTCGAGCTGGACTACCGCATCAAGGAGGGCGAGTACGTGAAGCGCGAGGCTGTGCGCGAAGCCTGCGCCACCGCGTTCGCATCCATCGCCCAGACCCTGCGCTCAATCCCCGACCTGCTGGAGCGGCGCGAGGGCGTGGCACCGGAGACCTGCGAAACGGTGAGCAAGACGATTGACGACGCACTGAACACCTTGGCTGAAGAGTTCGAATTGTTCGGAGGCTGAGTGGCAGACGATTTCACCAAAGCGGTACAGGACGTTTTCTCCCCTCACGCAGCGTTCCGACCACCCAAGCGGGTTTCCGTCAGCCAAGGCGCGGCCGCCTCGCTGATCGTCAAGCAGACCGGCGGCACCACCGCCCCATGGTCGGCCACCGAAACACCCTACATGTGCGAGCCAATCGACACGCTGGCGAGCCGCCGGCACGAGGCCGTCGCCTTCGTCGGTCCAGCACGGTGCGGGAAAACCGAGGGGTTGATCACCGGCTGGATGGCGCACGCCGTGGTCAACGACCCTGGCGACATGGCTATCATCCACATGTCCCAAGAGAAGGCGCGCGAGTTCTCCAAGACCACCGTGGACCGCGCACTGCGCCACAGCCCGGACTTGGCTGCGCTCGTCTCGCGCAACGCCAACGCCGACAACACGTTCGACAAGAGCTTTCGCCACGGCATGTGGCTCAAGATCGGCTGGCCCACCGTCAGCAACCTGTCCGGCTCCACCTATCGCTACGTGGCCTTCACCGACTACGACCGTATGCCGGACGACGTGGGCGGCGAGGGCGCGCCGTTCCCGCTGGGGCTCAAGCGCACGCAGACCTTCCTGTCGCGCGGCATGTGCCTGGTTGAGTCCAGCCCCGGGCGCGACATCGAAGACCCGAACTGGAAACCGTCTACCCCGCACGAGGCCCCGCCGGTGCGCGGAGTGGTTGGCATCTACAACACCAGCGACCGGCGCCGGTGGTACTGGAAGTGCCACGACTGCCGCGAGTGGTTTGAAGCCGCGCCCGGTGTTGGTCTGTTCAACCTACCCCCGGACGACGAGTTGCTGGAGACGGTGCGCAGCGCCAACCTGGACAAGCTCGCCGAGCACTACGCCAAGATCGTGTGTCCCCACTGTGGGTCGCTGCACGGCGCCGACCAGAAGAAGGCTCTGAACGCCAACGGCCGGTGGCTGCGGGACGGCATGACACTGACCGTTGACGACGAACTGGTGGGCGAGGGCATGACATCTTCCATCGCCGGGTTCTGGCTGGGCGGCGTGGCGGCGGCGTTCCAACCGTGGCGCTCTATCCTAGTGCGCCACCTGCAGGGCCTGCGCCACTATGCCCTCAGCGGATCGGAAGAGGCCCTGAAGAACGCGATCAACGTGGACCAGGGCATGCCGTACATCTCGCGGCACCTGAAGGAGTCCCAATCAGGACGTGCCCGACCGCAGGACCGCGCTGAAAACGACCTGATCCGCTACCAGGTACCCGAGCAGACACGCATGCTCTCGGCCTCCGTGGACGTGCAGGGCGGGGTGAACGCGCGCTTCGTGGTGCAACTCCACGCCGTCGGCGTGCACATGGAGCAGTGGTTGGTGGATCGTTTCGAGATAAAACACTCGAAAAGGCCCGGAATGGGAAGCGAGTTTGCCCCTATCGACCCCGCCAGCTTTCCTGAAGATTGGGATGTGCTGACGGACAAGCTGCTCGACGCCACGTGGAAGACACCGGACCCCAACCGAGAGATCAAAATCCGCATGCTCACGGTGGACACCGGGGGCGAGGACGGCGTGACCCATAACGCCTACGCCTGGTATCGGCGCGTGCGCAAGGCCGGACATGCGCACCGCGTCACGCTCTACAAGGGTGCGTCCGAGCCCAAGGCACCGATCATCCGGGAGACCCTAGTGAGTGGCCGCAAAGGGACCAAGGGCGACATCCCTCTGCTGATCTGCAACCCGAACCTGCTGTCGGACATGGTGGCGGCGGGCCTGCGTCGGACCATGCCGGGGCCGGGTTTCTACCACTTCCCTCAGCCGAAACACCCCACACAGAACCCCGACGGCTGGCTGCCACAGGCGTTTTTTGACGAGCTGGAGGCCGAGGTGCGCGGCAAGAACGGCACCTGGCAGAAGGTCCGCAAGCGCAACGAGAGCTTTGACCTTTGCCGGATGATGATGGCGGGTATGCTGCGCATGCAGCTCGACAAGATCAAGGACTGGAACGTCGTGCAGCCATGGCTGGCGCCGCTCGACCGCAACAGCGAGATCGTGGCGCGCGAAGATCGCCGAGCAGCGCAGGAAAACAGCGTTATCGCCTTACCACCTGCAGAAGAAGTGCGCGTACTCCGGCCTGTGCGCAGGCCACGGCGAAGTGCGGTGGCGCAGTATTGAAATCGCTTGACGACTTCTTGCGCGTTTGCTAAATTACACACATCGCAACAACGTCAGTCCGACGATCTTTTTGAAAGGCAAATATGCAACCGTCCGAGCCCCGTTCTTTGTCCCTCAAGGCAGCCGCTTTTGCTGCTCTTGGTGCAGCATCTGAAAAGGTGACCCAGAGCATGGAGGCGTACCGCGTCAAGGCCAGTGGCCCAAACACGGCCTGCCAACTGCTGCAGCACCTCGGCGTAGCCAACGTGGGCCTGCCAGGTTACGGCAAGATGCGCTCGGCCAGCCACACCAAACGCGGCCCAGGTCGTCGTTTCACCATTGGCGACGGCACACGCACGTCCCAGCAGCGTCAGGCAGGCGCCTACGGACGCGGCTTGATGAACTGGGTTGCGAGCACTCAAGCTGCGCGCTCAGCAAATCGCAAAAATGCCAAAATGGCACGGGCCTGCGCTTAAAAACCCTTGACCTTTATTTCGCAAACGCGATAATACGAACCAGGCCAGCGCAACCAGTGGCCGGAGTTTAAAAGTCGAAAGGCTCTCAAACCAACTGGAAGATTTCGGTGACGAAGAGGCTGGGTTACACCCAGTAACGGTCCTCCGGTCGGACCCTAAGCCGGCGCGCTCTCAAACGCGAAAGGGGAAGGGGCTGATCCACCTACGGATTCTTGGAGCCTGCGCGAGCAGGGCCTTCAAGCGAGAGACTGATAAGAAGGTGCCACTGCCATTCTCACGCAAGGCAGCGTAGCACCGTAAATCGGCCTCTCACTTGAAGGTCGCACAGTGAAAAAGTGAGAACAAAGGCACTCTCGCACCACGTGGTGCTGTAGTAAAAGCTCCCTTAACAACGGGGTGATGTCCGCGCCATCCAACACTCCCTGCGACCCGAACTTGGAGCCTGCGCGAGCAGGGCCTTCAAGTGTGACACCTGGCCGGAAAGGGCCACCCGCAAGGGACAACCTCCGGTAGTACCCCGGAGTTGATGTTCAGGCGTCACACTTGAAGGTGGCCCAGCGGCCGAGGGTTAGCGCCTCGCCAAACTGACTTTCATGCGAAAACCTTGTGATCGTGGTGCGTAAACACTGCTTCATGTGAGCTGGGTCATTCTTCAACATCTCTCCCGCGCAGCGCGCCGTTTCGACGGCGGCAAAGGGATGATCGCCGGAAGCATGCGAGTACGCGATCCTGTCACGGCAGTAGCAGCACCGAACGTACTGGTGCGGTAGGCCCCGTGAGGTAATTACGTGACATCCCGGAGAGACGGGAACTAGCAAGCCTGCAGTTTGGCCTCTGGGCGATCCTGGGGGAGCGCACCAGACTGCAGACTCGATGGTGCTAAATGCCCGCGAGGTGGTTCTCGCAGTGTGGCGCCCAGTGGCCGGGGTTCAGCGCGGGTCTGACCAACCAAACACGGCCACCATCGACTTGTCTCAGCAGCAGACGCCGCCATCAGCGTCTCCTTTTAAAAGACTTTCCGTAAAAAGAAAGTCTTTCTTTTTTCCGAAATCGTGCCGCAGGCCGTTTTCGCGCCACCTCGCCGATGATGCCGATCATTTCGCATATCGGATCAACCATGGCCGTCACCCAGGCAGACATCGACAATCTAAACGCGGCCATTGCGGCTGGCGTTCGATCCGTCACCCTCGGCGGGCAGACGGTCATTTACGGAACGCCGGAGTCGCTGATCCAGGCCCGGGACGACATGAAGAAGGAACTGGCCGCACAAAGCCCGCAGCGCCCCCGCCAGTCCTATGCGTTCTACGCAGGTCGAGGGTACGACTGATGGCTCGGTACAGCGCAAACGGCAAGTTGATCGGCCGACCACCCAAGAACCCCCAGCCTGAGCAGACTCCGGTCGCCCAGGCCGCACGCACGTTCACCAACCGCTACGACGCCGCAGGGCAGGGCCGCCGCCTCGCTGGCTGGACACCACCCTCCAGCGGCCCCAACACGGCCATGGCTGGCCTGCAGACGATCCGCAACCGCTCGCACGACGCGGTGCGCAACGACTGGAGCGCCAAGAGCGTCACCCAGAAGTGGGCCACCAACCTCGTCGGCATCGCCATCACGCCGCGCTTCAAGCGCATCACCAGCAAGACACGCAAGCAGGAACTGACGGACCTGTGGAACGACTTCGTGAAGAAGGCAGACGCCGACTGCGTGCTCGACGGCTACGGCCAGCAGACCCTGGCCGTGAAGTCGTGGCTGGCCGCCGGTGAGGTGTTCGCCCGCCGTCGTGCCCGGTTCCTTGACGAAGACGGCCTCGCGGTGCCCATGCAGGTGCAACTGCTGGAGGCCGACATGGTGCCGCTCATGGACGCGGACCAGTGGAAGGGCCTGCCTGTCGGCCACGTCATCCGCTCCGGCATCGAGTTGAACAAGCGCGGCAAGCGCGTGGCGTACTGGGTTTACAAACAGCACCCGGGCGACAAGGGGTTCATGGGCGTGATGGACCCCGACGCGCTGGTGCGCGTGGCGGCATCAGACATGATCCACATGTTCGAGCCCGACCGTCCCGGTGCCCTGCGCGGCGTGCCCACCATGGCCTCGGTGCTGGTCAAGCAGCGCAACGCCGTGGACTACGAGGACGCGACGCTGGAGCGCCAGAAGCTGGCGAACCTGTTCGTCGCCACGATCTCGCGCACGCTGCCCCCACTGGACCCGAACGACCCGAACAACGGCGCGCTAACAGGCACGCCGTACGAGACCGACGGTGTGAGCCCCGAGCCGCTGGTCCCGCTGCGGCCCGGCCTAGTGCAAGAGCTGGAGGACGGCCAGAAGATGGAGTGGTCCAACCCTCCCGAGGCCGGCACCAACTACAGCGACTACATGCGCACGACCCATCTGGGCACGGCGGCGGGCGCTGGCCTGCCGTACGAGCTGATGGCGGGCGACATCCGCGAGGTCAGCGACCGCACGCTGCGCGTCGTGATCAACGACTTCCGCCGCTTTGCCGAGCAGCGCCAGTGGCAGATCGTGATCCCGATGTTCTGCCAGCGCGTGATCGAGTGGTTCGCTGACGCAGCGCTGCTGGCCGGGGAGATCACACTGGCCGAGTACGACGACGTGATTCGCGTAGAGCACGCACCCCACGGCTGGGCCTACATCCACCCCGTGCAGGACGTGCAGGGCAAGGCAGCGGAAGTCACGAACGGTTTCCGCAGCCGCTCCAGTGTCATCGGCGAGCGCGGTGACGACGCCGACACGGTGGACGAAGAGCGCAAGGTCGACATGGACCGCGAGAAGGAGATGGGTCTGTGGGTGGACCCAATGGGTGTCCCTGCTGCACCGGGCGAGGATGACCCGGAAGAGGACGGCATTGACGACGACGAATACAGCGCGCCGCCCAACCCCACGCAGGCCCAGCAGCGGGAGATGCACCTGGCGCTGCTCAAGCGCACCGAGGCTGAGACCGACGCGCTGCGCGCACGCGCGGCTGCCGCCAAGGCGCCGCCACCTGCGCCAGTGCCACCTCCGGTAGACCCAACGGCCGAGCAGACCCTGGCGCTACAGAACCGAATTCTCGACCTGCTCGGCGAGGGGGCCGAAGGTGGACAGCAATGATCGCGGCATCCTCACCCTGCTCGCCAAGGCAGTCCGTGACCTGCGCGCTCAGGTCAGCAATCTCGCCCGGCAGCCCGGCCCTCCCGGCAAAGACGGTGTACCCGGCAAGAATGGGCTGGACGGCAAGGACGGTATTGGCCTGCGTGGCGACCCTGGCCCTCGCGGCAGGGACGGTCCCCCAGGAAAGCCTGGCCGAGATGGGGCTCCCGGTAAAGACGGCGAGCGCGGGCCGATGGGCCCTATGCCCAAGCACGAATGGCAAGGCACCAAACTCCGGTTCCAACAAACTGAAGGTCGGTGGGGCAAGTGGGTTGACCTGCAAGGCAAGCCCGGCAAGGCTGGAACCGGCGGTGGCGTGTACGTCAACGCATCCACAGGTGGTGGCTCCGTCAACCCCGGCGACTTCCCCCTTGCCGACACCATCGTGCCCGACGACGAGATGGTCATCGTTCGGGGCGGGGTTCTGATGCGCGTGCGCGTGGTTCTACAGGCAGGTGAAGTGCCGACCAACGCGGTCACAGTCAACGGCGAAGCCGTCACGGTCAACGGTCAATATGTGGTGGTAACAAGCTGATGGAACACGAACTCATACCCGCTGGGGAAATTCACGCACCCCACAATTGGGTCGTCGCGGACGAGGCCGAGCGCCTGGCGCTGGCGCCGACCGAAACGGACGTGCGCAAGTATCTCTACCAGGAGAGCGACAAGACCGAGTGGGTACTGACCGGGCTCGCCCCGGTTGAATGGGCGCAGCACATCGGCCCCACTGGGCCAGCAGGTCCGACAGGCGCAACAGGCGCAACAGGCGCAACAGGCGCAACAGGCGCAACAGGCGCAACAGGCGCAACAGGCGCAACAGGCGCAACAGGCGCAACAGGCGCAACAGGCGCAACAGGCGCAACAGGCAATGATGGAGCGACCGGCCCAACTGGCAGTACCGGCGCCACCGGGCCAACTGGGGCGACGGGGAATGATGGCGCTGACGGCGCTACAGGGCCAACGGGTGCAACTGGTGCCACTGGCGGCACAGGCCCCACGGGAGCAACCGGGGCCACGGGTGGTGCTGGTGATGTGGCTGCGCTGATTCACGCCGCCACCAGCAAAGCAACCCCGGTCGATGCCGATGAACTGGGCATTGTTGACAGCGCTGCGTCCAACGTCCTCAAAAAGCTGACGTTTGCGAATCTCGCGGCGTGGGTGCGTGGGATCGCGCTCACAGGGTTGAGCACTGCGACGAACGCGGTGATCACTGCTGCAGACACGGTGCTGGTTGCTCTGGGCAAGCTGCAAGCGCAGGTCAACGAGCTGGACACCAAAAAGTTAGATAATACCGGTGGTGATATTGCAGGCAATGTAAATTTCTCGGGAACTGGTAGGCGTATTACTGCGGATTTCAGTAACGCGACCGTTGCGAGCCGAGCGATGTTTCAGACGAGTACGACTAACGGCGCTACGGTATTGGGGGCGATGCCAAGTGGGGCCGGTGGTTATTCAGAGTATTCACTTTACAACGGACCCGACCCGACAAACGCAGCTAAATTTGATTTTTCCATAAGCGGCAGTACCGCGCGGCTGCGCTCTACAGCCATAGGAACGGGCGCATCGCTCCCGATAAATATTGAAACTCCAGGCGGGACTACGCTTCATTTGGGGACGAATGGTGATGTGCTCGCGCTGCGTGGCGCGCTGGGTTACGGCACGGGAGCAGGAGGTACAGTTACTCAAGCAACCAGCAAAACCACCGGCGTGACACTTAACAAACCTAACGGGCAGATAACTATGAACAGTTCTGCATTATCGGCAGGCGCGGCTGTGGTCTTTAGCGTGAGTAATTCATACGCCTTATCCACAAGTTTAATTGATGTTTGCGGGGGATACAACTCCGGTGCCCCTGATCCATCTAATTATAGGATTGAACTTAATTGGTCTGGAAACGGGGTTTTTAGTGTAAGAGTGACAAATATATCCACCGGCACACTTTCAGAGGAGCTTGTAATCAATTTCCAATTAAGGACAGGTTCTACATCATGATTATCAAACAACCAATCCGCTACGAAAACGACCCCGCGACCCTCGAAGCAACATGGGTTGATGCAAGCGGCGCGGTCATCAAGTGCCACGCCTACAGCAACGGCCAAATGGACATGCTACGCGCAGACCTTGGCGCTGACGCCCCGCAGTACGAGGCACTACTCGCCCAGGTCGAGGCCGAATATGTGCCGCCTGAACCACCAACGCTTGCAGAGCGTCAGGCTGAAATCGTCGCGCGCATCCAAGCGCTGGAAGACCAGCACCTAATGCCGCGCATCACCCGCGAAACGATCATCGCGCTGGCTGAAGAACGCGCGGTTGCCATGGGGCTGACCATTGAGTATCTGCGTGCCAAGAACAAGGGCTACGCGGGTCTGAAAACCCTGGACGAACAGAGCGCAGCACTCAGGAGCCAACTGCCATGAGCCACCTCCTATTTTTCCCCGTCTACGCCTTCCTCCTGCTCTACGCACTGTGGGTGTTTTTCCTCGCGGTCATGTCGCTCAAGCGCGCCAAGGACGCCGGCACGCTGACCTTTTGGAACAAAATGTTCGGATACCCAGTGCTGTTCGTCGGGCTGCTATTGGACTTTCTGGCAAACACCTTGGTGCTCACGGTACTTCTGGGTGAACTGCCGCGCGAGGGAACTGTCACCGCCCGACTGAAGCGCCACAACGAGACAAGCACCGGCTGGCGCAAGGCTGTCGCCGTTTGGGCGGAACAGCACCTCGACCAGTTCGACCCGAGCGGCGATCACATCTGATCCGAAACCAGCCCGCAGTCCACCAGCACATTTTCCGACGACAATCGCCACCCATGCGACATCTAGACCCCACTGCGGCCTTCACCGTGCTGCTGGCCTCCATCTTTGGGGCTCAACTCAGTGCGGTGATTGGCCCCTACGCCGTCATCATCCTTGCAGCTACCACGGGGGCTGGCTGGGGCCTTGGGCGCTGCCCGCCGATGACCCGCGCGCAGGGCCTCTGGTACTTTTTGAAACTCAATTGCACCGCTTTGTTGGTTACAGTACCGATTGCATCCGGTGTTCAGCATATGCTCGGCTGGCAAGAGGCCAACTGGCTCCTGGTCCCCGTCGGCCTCCTGGTTGGCGGTGTCGGCAATAGCTGGCCCAAGGTCGGCGAGTGGTTCGTGACCTGGCTGGGTCGCCTGCTGGAGAAGCGCACCGGCACCGAGCAACCACCGAAAAAGGACGACTGAGATGAATTCCCACCTCTGGGCCCTGCTGAACACGGTCGTCTGCGGGGCGATCATGGTTGTCTGCATCTGCCGCTTGTCGGTCATGCACGTAGGCATTCGCAAGCTCGTCCGTCTCAAATACACCCTGCTGCTGTCCGGCGCCTGCGCATACGGATTTCAGCCGTTCATCTTCGGCACATGGCCCACGCCCGCAGGTATGTTTTTCGTGGTCACGGTGTTTGTCGGGCTGCTCACCAGCTCGCACCGCTGGCGCCGCGCCGCCCCCATCGAGACCGAAACACGTCCTGCCGAACTGGCCTGAGAGCGTCGTCCGAAATTGTGCCGCAGAGGTGAATAACGCAGGGATCAACACAATGCGCAGCATTCAGCAAAGGACTGCGCATGCGCCCCTGTTTCAAATTCACAGCCAAGGCGGGTAAAAAGCCCGCGGTCTTGGCGCTAGACGAGGAAATCGGCTTCTGGGGCACCCAGGCCAAAGATTTCCGTGCCCAACTGGATGCTGTCGAAGGCAACGAACTGGTGGTCGAGATCAACTCGATTGGCGGTGACGTGATGGCCGGCCTGGGCATCTACAACATGCTGCGCTCCTGGGCCAAGGACGGCAAGACCGTCACCACCCGCGTGACCGGCATCGCAGCCAGCATCGCCTCGATCATCGCCCTCGCAGGCGACAAGCGCGAGATGCCCAAGAACACGTTCGCCATGGTGCACCAGGCTTCGACCATCGCAGCCGGCACCTCGGAAGACATGCGCGACGCGGCCAACTGGCTGGACAAGGTGGACGGCTCTCTGCGCAACATCTACATGGACCGCATGGGTGCTGACGAAGCCAAGGCCGCCGAAATCATGGCGAAGGACACGTACCTGACCGCTGACGAATGCCTGGACCTGGGCTTCGCCACTGCGCTTCTGGACGACATCCGCGCCACGGCCAAGTTCGACCTGGCCCGCGCCGACCTGCCCGCCAACGTGGCTGCGATCTTCAAGGCGGAAGCCGACCCAGTGGTTGACCCCGTTGTTGACCCTGTGATCGACTCTGTGATCGACCCTGTGATCGACCCCGCGGTGCCAGACACCCCCGTCGCCAAGCAGATCGAAGCCCTGGCAATCACCGCTGGCCTGCAGGCCTACGCCGCTACGTTCGCAGTGGCCTGCACCTCGCTGGACGAAGCCAAGACCCGCATCACTGCGGCCAAGGAAATTGTGGCGCTCTGCGCCGTTGCCAAGCGCCCGGACGATGCCGCCAAGGCCATCCGCGCCAACCAGTCCGTAGAGGACGTGCGCGCCGCGCTGATCAAGGCAATGGCCGAGGCCGATGAGCACACCAACAACGCGCCTCCGGCGCGTGGGTCCCAAACCGCCGGCCAGTCCGGGGTGTTGTCGGCGAAAGCCGTCTACGAAAAGCGTGCGGCACGCAAGCAAAACTCTCGCAAAGGAAACTGACCATGGCAACCTCTCTTCTCTCCACGCCGCGCGTCAAAGCGGTGATCATTTCGGAAGCGTCCAACCAGCGCAGCCGTGAAAACATCGTCGTGACCCAATCGGGCACCGCGCTGGCCTCCGGCACCCTGCTGACCCGCTCGGGCGACGCAGGCGAGGGCACCTTCGCCATGGACGCCGGCGCAACTGGCAACCCCACGGCGGGCACTATCACTGTCGGCGCTGCGGCCATCCCCGGCGTCTACGTGATCGAGTTCACCGCAGCCACCAAGTTCACGGTGGAAGACCCTGAAGGCAAGACCGTCGGCACCGGCACGCTGGGTGCCGCCTTCAGCAAGGGTGGCGTCGGCGTCACGCTGACAGCAGGCGCAACCCCCGCAGTGGCTGGCGACACCGCGACCATCACCGTGGCTGCAGGCTCCGGCAAGTACATCGCCTACACCGCCAACGGCGCCGCAGGCCCCGCTGACGCGGTGCTCTACAACTGGCTGCCCGCCAAGACCGGCGACTCCGACGCAGTGGGCTTCGTGCGCGACGCCGAGCTGAACCGCTTCGAACTCACGGGTCTCGACGCGGCAGGCCAGACCGACCTGGCGAAGAAAGGTCTGATCGTGCGCGGCACGGCTGGCCTGCCAACCGTTTCCACCCCGGCTCTCTGAGCCTTTCATCTCTCGACTCAGGAGCACAAGAAACATGGCAACCCTCGACATTTTCCAGGACGATGCGTTCAGCGTTACGTCTCTGTCCAGCACCATCACGGACATTCCCGACGTGCCCACCAAACTGGGCGACAAGGGTCTGTTCCAAGAGGAAGGCATCTCGACCACTTCGTTCATGATCGAACGCCAAGGGTCGAGCATCAAGCTGCTGCCCACCGCCCCCCGCGGCGGTGTGCGTGAGCCTGTCGCCCTCGGCCCTCGCAAGCTGATCCCTCTGCACGCTCTGCACATCCCCGCCTCATGGTCGGTGCTCGCAGACGAAGTGCAAGGCATCCGCGCCTACGGCAGCGAGACCGAAGTCGAGCAGGCAGCCACACTGGTGCAGCGCAAGCTCGCCAACGTGCGTGCCAGCATGGACCTGACCCACGAGAACATGCGCGTCGGCGCACTCAAGGGTCTGGTGACCGACGCCGACGGCTCCACGCTGCTCGACGTGTACGACGCCTTCGGCATGACCCAGCAGACCCAGTTCTGGAACATCGCTGTGGCCGCCAACGGCGACCCCAAGGCTTCGATCATCACCCTCAAGTCGATGATCCGCGCCAAGATGGGTGGTCGCTCCTTCGGTCGCATCCGCGTGATCTGCTCGCTGGGCTTCTTCACCCCCCTGGTGCAGAACACCAAGATGATCAAGGCGTGGGAACTGTGGAACCAAGGCGCCTACCTGCGCACCGACCAGGTGAACGGTGGCGACTTCGAGTTCGCAGGCGTGATCTTCGAGGTCTACGACGGCGGCACCTCGGCCGGCGACTTCATCGCTGACGGTATCGCCTACGCCTACCCCGAAGGTGTCCCCGGCATGTTCCAGTCCAAGTTCGCACCTGCGGACTACATGGAGACGGTGAACACGCAGGGCCTGCCGTTCTACGCCAAGCAGGAAGCGATGCCTTTCAACAAGGGCATCATCGGCGAGGCGCAGTCCAACCCGATCCACTTCAACTCGTTGCCCGAGGCAGTCATCAAGCTGTCTGTGGCCGCGAGCTAAATGGCAAGCGTCTTCGGGCGCATGACGGAGAGCGTCCTTTCCCTGCTGGGCGAGGACGCTCTTTTACGTGGTGCGGTCCCCTGCAAAGTGAACATCGAGCACGACGTGCAGCTCGTCGGTATGGACGCCGAGCGCGCACAGAGCCGGGGCGACCTGGTGACCAACAGCGACGTGATCACCCTCGCTAAACGGCACAACCCCAAAGGCGGGGACTCTCTGAAATTCACGGGAACCGGGCCCCACGCGGGCCGCTCGTTCCGCCTCGAAACCATGATCGAGGACAACGGCTACTCCCGCCGCTACATCGTCATTGAGACGACGGTGCCATGACCAAAGCCCGCGACTACACGCTCAAGATCGACGCCTCCCAGGTAGTGAAACTGGGAGAACGACTCGCGCAGGCCAGCGGCGAAGAGATTGGCCGCGCGTCCGTCACCGCTTTGAACGAGGTGGTGGACCGCACATACGATCTGGCGCGCGACCGGATGATCGCCGGTATCAACCTGTCCGACGATTATCTGCGGCGTCGAATGACGCTCCAGCGCGCCACACCCGGCAAGCCGGTGGCGTCGATCACGGCCAGCGGTGCGCGCAACGCAACCACCGTGCTCGGGCGCTACGACGCCAAGCCGGTGATCGTAGCGAACAACAAAGGGCGGCCCGGAAAGGGCAACAAGGCCCTTGGCATCCCGTCGGGCCAGAAGCAGGTCGGTGTCACCGTTGAGGTGACCCGTGGGCAAACGAGTGACGGGTTTGTACCGCGCGGTTTCCTACTCCCGCTGAACCGAGGCACCGAGTCCGGTGGCAACGGCTTCGGCGTTTTCGCGCGTTCGCGCGACGGCAAGTTGCGCCACCGCTACGGCCCGTCCGTGTATCAACTGTTCGCCTACCAGGTCGAGCGCATCGTGAACGATGTGACCGACGACCTGGAAGACACCCTCGCCGCACAGGTTGACCTGGCGCTGCAGAAAGCCATCGAACCATGACCGCCACCCCCGCCATCTTCAAGAAGTCCTCCGACATCGCCGAGTATCTGACCACGGTACTGCAGGGCGTCACCAAGGCCAACGGCTACAAGACCGACCTCGGCACCACGGTGTACCGGGGCCGCCTGAAGCACGATGAGGACCGTGTGCCCTACGCCGTGCTTATCGAGGGTGAGGACCGCCCGCAGGAGAACGACGGCGGCCGACTGGACATCACCCTGGAGCAAGACTTCGTACTCGGCGCCTACGTGCACTGCAACGTGGACAACCCGAACGATGCCGCGCACGACGCGATCAAGGACATCAAGAAGGCGGTGTTCTCCAGCGACCTGGCCCGACGACCGATTGCCGGTGCGCGCGGGGCCAACGGCCGCGTAGCGAAGTTGAGCTACCGGGGGAAGGACATCGGCCCCCGCGCCGATGGCAAGAACATTGTGTTCGCCGTCGTGCACATCACGGTGGTGTTCGCCGAGAACCTGCTGGAAGCCTGAGTCCGAAATTGTGCCGCAGAGGTCGATTCGCCCTGTGCGATGACACTGCGAGCGTTGTAATCCGATCTTGCCGTGAGTGCGGCATGACATTCTCAAGGAGTTTCTCATGGCAGCACGCAGCTTCAATGGCGCTGGCGACGTTTACTTTAACCGTATGGTGGACGGCGTAAAGCAAGGTCTTGTCGGGCCGATCTACGCCGACAGTCTCTCGATCACCCCCAGCGTCGAAACGATCCAATCGACCAGCAAGGGCCGGTATGACTATGGTCAGGTGCTGGAGAGCGTGAACATCGCCCAACCGTCTGAGTTCTCCATGGCGCTTAAGGAAGTTACCGGCGACATCTTGACCATGGCCTTCCTCGGAACCTCTGCCGCGTTCACCGAAGCCTCCGGCACGCTGACGGGCTACGACCTGACTGTCACACAGGTGGGCACATGGCTCCCCATCGGCAAAAAGAATCTCGCCACACTGGTTACCGTTGAAGACGCGGCCACTGGTGGCGCCACGCTGATCGAAGGCACCGACTACAAACTGAACCGCCCCATGGGCTGGATCATGGCGCTGGCCGGGGGCGCTCTGGCGGTAAACGACCACGTTTTCATTACCTGCGCACATAGCGGTGCCACGGGCACGAACGTTAAGGGCTCCACCCGCACAGAAGTTCGCGTTGAAATCATTTTCGACGGTATCAACCAAGCTGACGGCACCCAGTGCACGGCAACGATCTGGGAAGCCATCCTGGCGCCAGACAGCGAGTTTGACTTCCTGGCGGATGACTTCGGGAACGTAAACCTGACGGGGACACTGAAGACCCCGGTCGGCAAGGACGCTCCGTACGAGGTGTTGATCCAAGACCCCGTGGCCTAAGCACTGCTGGTGTGGCGGGCCCGCCCGCAGCCCAAACCCGCCACGCGCCTTCAGCCTGGCGGGTTTTTTCATTCAAGGATCGTCATGCATAAATGCACCCGATGCGGGTTGACCAAGACCCCTAGTGAATTCTACAAAGCCACCAAGAATCCTTCGGGCCTGCAGTCCCGGTGCAAAGAGTGTTCGAAGGCGACAAACCGCGAGTGGATGGCGAAGCACCCGGAAAAAGCTGCGGAGTACACCAAGCGGTACGAAGAGAACAACGCCGAGCGTCGCAAAGAACTCCGCGCGATCAGTCGCGCGGCGTATGCCCCGCGTCGTCTTGAACTGGGACGCGCGCTGGAAGAGAAAAACCGCGCGAAGCGCAAGGCACAGGCCGACGCCCGTCGCGCGTCGATGCTTGATCGCCATAATGAAAAGTCGCGCCGTTGGCGCGCCGCGAACTTGGAAAAGTCCAAGGCCATCTTCAAGAAGTGGCGGGACGCCAACCCGGGCGTGATGGCGATGCATTCGGCGAAATGGCGCGCGGCCCTTTTGCAAGCAACCCCAACATGGGCCGACCAAAAGAAGATCGCGGAATTCTATGAGGCCGCCGACGGCCTGAGCATGCTCACTGGGGAGTGGTATCACGTGGACCACATCGTACCGCTGCAAGGTAAGACGGTGCGCGGCCTGCACTGCGAAGCCAACCTCCAAGTCCTGCCTGAAGCCGAGAACATCCGCAAAGGCAACCGCCACTGGCCTGACCAGCCCTGAAAGACACCATGGCTACTTCGAATCGTGATGTAACCCTCAAACTGAGCGTTGAGACCCTCGGTGAAGACGGTATCAAGGAACTGCAGAAGGCGGTTGAAGCTCTCGGGCGCGACGGCGGCGCAGCGGCGCCTGAGTTCCAGAAGCTCGCCGACGAGATCGGCCGCCTGGGCGAGCAGAGCCAAGCGCTGACCACGTTCCGGGAACTGAGCGAGGAAACCGACAAGCTGGCCGCGCGCCAAGTGGACGCCGCCGACAGCGCCGCGCAGATGGCCGAGCGGCTGGAGGTGTTGCGTGATGCCACTGCTAAGGCCACCCAGCGGCAGAGCGAGGCCAACGCCGAGTTGTTGAAGGGTCAGCGCACGCAAGCCGAGGCCACGGCAGCGTTGCGACTCCTGAAGGCAGAATACGACGCGGCCGGGAAGAACACTGCAGCCTACCGCGACCAACTGGCCGATGCGGTCAAAGCTCAGAACGCAGCAAACGTCGAACTCGTAACGCTGCGCGCCAACCAGAAGGCAGCCAACGCCGAAGCCTCGTCGGCCGTGGCCGAGCAAGGCAAACTGGAGACCCAGTACAAGAAGAGCGCGGCACAGGTCGAACGCCTGGACACCGCCCTGAACAAGCAGAACGAGGCGCTACGTCAGGCGACCACGGCGGCCGAGGCGCTGGGGCTGTCCACTGCAGACGTAGCTGCGGCTGAGGGCAAGCTGCAGGCGATCTTCAACTCTGGCGTTCAGACCGTAAACGCGCGCAACGCAGCGCTCCGCGAGATGGCAGAAGCCAACCGCCTGCTCGCCATCGAAGAGAAGGCAGTTGCAGACCTGCTGGCACGCGGCCAAGCGGCGCTGCAGGCCGAGACACTGGCCCAGCGCGATGCGGCGCGGGCCACGGAGCAGTACGCGGCCACAAAGCGCGAAGCGGCTGCGGCCAACGATGCCTGGCAGAAAGAGGCCGAGGCCCTGGTCAACGCGGCCCACGCCGCCCAGCAACTGGCCCGCGAGACCGAGATTTTGGCTGCGGCCCAGCGTGAACTCGCCAACCAGAACGCCTTCGAGAAGCAGGCCACCGAAGCGCAGAAACTGCTGCAGGCGGCCCAGTACGTCAAGTTCTGGGAGAACGCGCTGGAGCAGGCCGAGACCCAGGTCAAGCAGACCGCTGACGAAGCCCAGAAGGCTGCCCAGCGCATCGACAACGCCTTCGGCACGCTCGGCGTGCGCTCGGTGCAGGCCGTCCAGCAGGAAATCGCCGAGACACGCGCTGCGATGGCAACCCTGGCGACCACTGCCGGGCAGACGGGTGCACAGCTCTCCGGCGCCTTTGCTGCGGGCGAGAACAAGATCAAGGTGCTGGAGCGGGAAATCCGCGAGCTGACCGGCACGCTGACCACCGCCGACAAGGCGGCCGGCCTGTTCAAGAACTCGCTGGGCCAGATTGCGGCCGGCAACCTGATCGCGGACGCCGTGGGCGCGATTGTGGAGCGCGTCAAGGACATGGGTCGCCAGTTCATCGCCTCGGTCGTGCAGCTCGACACGTTCCGCCGGGCCATGAACGCTGTCTACAAAGACACCGCACTCGTCGCCAGCCAACTGGATTTCCTACGCAAGACCGCCAACGATAGCGGCGTGGGGGTGGGCGGCCTCAGCGACTCGTTCGTCAAGTTCTCGGCATCCATGAAGTCGGCCAACGTACCGGCGCAGCAGAGCAACGAGCTGTTCGCCTCGCTGACCCGCGCCGCAGGCTCGCTGGGCCTCGGCGCCGAGCGCACGTCCCTGGCCCTGGACGCACTCAGTCAAATAGCGTCCAAGGGCGTCGTTAGCATGGAAGAGCTGCGACAGCAATTAGGGGATTCCCTACCTGGTGCGCTCAGTTTGACGGCCAAGGGGCTCGGAATCACCGACGCCGAACTGGTCAAACTGGTGGAGTCAGGCAACTTGGCAGCGCGCGACTTCTTCCCGTCGTTCACCAAGGGTCTGCAGGAACTGCACGGCGAGACAGAAGGCTTGGTGCCCACGTGGGAGCGCCTGAAGAACGCCTTCACACTGGCCGCCCAAAACGCTGGTGACGCCGGCTGGCTGGAAATCCTGACCATGGGGTTGCGCGGTCTGGGCCTGGCGGCAGGATCGGTACTGCTCCCGCTCAACGCCCTGTTTGAATTAATGGCGGGCCTGATCCGGTCTGGGGGAGCCTTGGTCGCAGCCATCGCCACATGGACAAACCCCATGGAGGCTTTGAGTGAAATCTGGGGACAGGCTGCGGATCGCCAGTCCAAGTTGACCGAGGCTTTCGACGCGACGATCAAGGGGGTCGCTCAGACAAGCGCCGCCACGACGCAACTGACCAGTAAAGTCCAAGAGACTATCACCTCGACCGACGGCCTGACCAACTCGCAGAAGCTCGCAGCCATCGCGGCGCAGCTAAATGGAGACGCCACACTAGAGGCGGCTGCGAAGTACGTTCAACTCTCTATTGCCACGGCCACGCTGATCAAAGAGCAGGAGAACGAGACGCTGAACCTGGAGCGCGTCGCCAAAGCGCGCAAGGAAGAGGGTGAGACCCTGGTGGCGCTGGCGAAGTTGCGAGGCGATGAACAGGGCGTCCTGAAGGCAGCCAGCCAAGCGGCGGAAGAGTACGCACTTGCCAGCGCGCGGGTCGCGGCTTCGAAGCAGGAAGAGCTGAAAATCCTGGAGCAACAGTTGGTCGCACAGCAGGCCAAGCTCGAAGCCGACAAGGCGACGGCGGATCAGCAGGAAAAAGAGACGCAGAAGCTGCGCGAACTCATCAAGACCAAGCAGTCCGAGGTCGAGCAGACCAAGGCGTCAACGGAGGCGGCAAAACAGGAAGTCGCGGCGCGCAAACTGGCCGTTGAGATATACGGCGACCAGTCGGCCAAGATGGCCGAGTACCGCGCCGAAATGGATCGGCTCATCCTCGTCTTGCAAGAGTACGAAAAGCTCAACATCAACGGGAAAAAGACTGACGAGGAAGTCGCGGCTGTGCGCCAGAAACTGGCCGAGATAACGGCCAAGTACAAAGACACCGTGAATGACTTGGCACGGAACCTGCGCCTGCAAGCGGCAGAAGAAGTCGCCACGCTGAAGACCAAACAGGCTTCACTTTCCGTGGACATTCAGATTGCACAGGCAAGTGCCAACATCGCTCGCCTTCGTGGGGATAACACCAAGGCGATGCAGTTGGAGCGCGAGGCCATGGCGAAGCAGATCGAGGTCGCCAAGATCAAAATCGAGATCGACCGGGTACAGGCACAACTCCAGATCAAACTTCTCGAAAACGAGAAGTTGAAGCTCCAAGCCAGTGACGCCAACTACAAACTGTTGGTGCGGGAGTTGGACCTAAAGATCAAGTTGCAGAAGGCAACCCTTACCGAACTGGATGGCGCGGACAAACTCATCCGGTTGAAAGAAGAAGAGAACCGCCTGCGGCAGCAGGCCACCAACGACCTCGGCAGTGAGGCATCCGCGCGAGGCAACGTCACAGAGGCCAGCGAGCGCCAGGCCGACGCCATGGCGAAGATGCTCATGCAGTACACACTCAGCGCCGACTACAGCGAGCGGCAGATCGCCATCTTGGAACGAGAAGCCGCCGCCGAGGAAAAACTGGCCGAAGCCCGCCGCAAGCGCCTGAACGTGGACAAGGAAGGTTACTCCTTGAACACCGCAGGGGAGCGCGTGATGGCCGGGGAAACCCAAGAGCAGGTAGACCGCGACATCGCCCGGCGTTACGGCGAAGAGAACATCGGCAACCCAGACGCCATCAAGGCTCGCGGCCTGGCAGAGATGCTGAAGTTCATCTCCAGTCAGGGTGGGCAGATTCGAGACCCCAACTACAGCAAGCAGGTGGCTGACATGCGCCGGCAACTGCAGGAGTTGGAAGCGAAGCTGCTCAACACAGGCCCGGCACCAGGCGGCACGGCGACCACACCCGCAGGTGGGGGATCGACGACGCCAGGCGGCAGCCCTTCGGGTGGGCGCCCAAGCAGCGGTGGCGTCAGCAGCGGGGGGAACCTGACCGTCAACCTCGGCGGCCGCAACCTCGGAACCATCACCGGACTGAACCCCACGCAGTCACGTGAAACTCTCGCAGTGCTTCGCGCACTTGAAACCTCACAAGGAACCGCAGCATGAGCCTCACCCTGGCCGATGGCACGACCACACTGACCTTGAACCCAGACCTGTTCTGGTCCGACGAGAACAACTGGAACCCGGTCGAGCAGACTGCCGACCGCACGATCACGGGCGCGTACATCGTCCAGGCGGCGGCGAGGGTCAAGGGGCGACCCATCACGCTGGAGCCGGAGAGCGACAGCAGCGCGTGGATGACGCGCGCCGACGTGACGGCGTTGCGAAATTGGGCCGCAGTACCCGGCAAAACCATGACTCTTACACTTCGCGGCGAGGCTCGGGAGGTCATCTTCCGTCACCAGGACGGCGGTTTTGAGGCCCGTCCTGTGATCCAGTACCGCGATGGGCACGAACTGCCTGCCGACTTTTACCTCTGCACCATCCGTCTCATGGAGATTTAACAAGTGGCAATCTTGAAAGGCGATGTCCGCCTGGTAGCGTCGGCGGTGATGGATGACGTGAGCGAAGGCGGCGGTGCCCCCACGGCGACGATCATCCAGGACGGTGAGAGCAACAACATCTTCCCGGACATCAGCGAGCTGGACCGCGCGGGCGGTCGGGTGAACCTGCGCAAAGTGCATGTGCACGTCCAGACGGGCGACCGTGACACGCTGCTGGGCACCAATTTCATTGTGGCCGAGCCCCCTAATGATCCGAACGTGAGCATCACGGTCTTCTCTACCGGCGAGACCTTTGACACGCGCACCAACGCTGCGGATTTCATCGAAGCCTATCTGGTGAAAGGCCCCGCACTTCCGGGCTTCTTGCTGGAGAACCACGTCGCTGGTCAGCGGGCGATCCAGTTGTTCCAACGCCCCGGGTCCCCGCTCCCCGCTGTGGGCCGCACCCTGGTACTGGTGGCCGACGAAGACACCCCCGACGAGATCGTGCAGTACGTGCGCACGACGCGGGTGGAAAGCACCATCGGCACCTACACCGAACTGGTTGGCGGCGGTTTGGTGGACTTTGAAGCGGAAGTTGTCACCTGTGACATCAGCGATGCCTTGCGCGTCAACTTCCCTGGCTCACCCCCATCCCGGCTTTTCGCCGTGGCCGACGGCAAGACTAAGGTCCGTGACACCACCGTCGCGGATGCCGGGTCGTACCACGGTGTCGTTGCCCTGGAATCGGCGGGGGCTATCGGCGACGCAACGGTGCAGGTGGAGAGCGTCTACACCCAACTGGTTCCCAACGCGCGGACGGAAGTCAGTGCGCTCGACCAGCGGCCTTCCGCACAGCGATCCTTGGTCTTGGCCGAGACGCCACGGCTTGTTACCGTTGGCGCCGCGCCGCACAGCAAGCGCATCAAGATCGGGCAGGAAAACCGCGGCTTCAATTTCGTTGACATCCTGCGGCCGTTCCCGGCTGCGAACTCCTTGGTGGTTTCCTTCCGGGCGCTCGGTAGTTGGTACACCATCCAGGACGACGGTCTCGGCAACCTGACGGGCACGGGGGTTGGCACCGTCAACTACGACAACGGCTCCATCGCCGTAACGTTCCCCTCGATGCCAGACGTTGGCTCATCCATCATCTACTCGTGGGGTGAGAAGTCTGCGTACACCAACCGATCTGCCGCCATCGGTTTTCGGATGCCCGAATTGTCGTGGACCGTACCGCACTCCCCCTTGGAACCAGGGTCCGTCGTCGTGACCTGGGAGTCTGGGGGTGTGTTGAAGACCGCAACCGACAACGGCACAGGCGGTTTCACCGGAGACGCTACAGGCAGCATCACGTACAACAGCGGGTTCATCTCCCTCAAACCTTTGGCGATGATCGACCCAGGCGGCGAGTTCAACACCGAATACGCCTACACGTCGGCCCGCAGCGAGAGTTTCGCCGGCCTTAGCCCCGACGCCGGCGGTTTTGTGACCATCACCTTGAGCGAACCGCCCCTGGCTGGGACCATCACCGCCCGTTGGATCACGGTGCGCAACGTCAGCAACAGCAGCGGGACCAGCGATCTGGTGAGTGAAAGCAGCACGGAGATCGAGTACAACGGCGCCGTGATCGTAGACCCGCCGCGCTCTGGCGGTGGGGGCAGTACCGGCGGGGGTGGGGGCGGCGGGGGCGGTTCGTCCACATCCTACGCCTGGCTGGAATGCGGCAACCCGCAGGTCTTGAGCGGAACGGCGTTCAACTTAACCTTTGACGCAGGCCCCGGCGCGGACGGCACGTACTCCTGGACGACCATCACCCTTAAAGGTGGCGGCCTTGGCGCAACCTCCGGCACGTTCACCGTGTCAGGGGGTCAAGGGTCCTTCTCTGTACCAACAGTCTCCGGCTGGCTGGTGAACAGCACGCACCACGTTTTCGTGGAAAATCCGTCGTCCATCACGGTGGGCCAGTCGGTTGTTCTCTACAACTACAACGCCGGTTCTTGGCCTGTGCCAAACCCCAGCGTTCCCCTCACGATCAAAGCCCCGGCAGACGTGGTGCGCGATCCATTGGTGAGCGGCAGCGCTACGACCGGCGCGGTGGCCGTTGGTGGCGTCTATCCGGGCGGCATTCGAGACGACAACGGCGCTACTGTGTACGTCAACGTGATTCCAAGCAGCCTTGCAGGCTTTGGGAACGTGTACGACCCTCCGGCATCTGGCGGAGCCGTGTGGTCTTCCGGTGACCTGACGGCAGGCCAAAAATCGCTGATGAGCCGTGACGGCGTGCTCAAGACCTATTTCCTCGCAGGGGCATAACACATGGCAACCGGATACGCATACCTCGAACCCCAGCGCCGCCGCGCATCGCGCAAGGTCACAGCAGGCTCTTCGCACACGAAGACAACCTACAAGACCGAGAAGACACAGGAAACCTTGGTCAACGAACTCACTGACGACGGCACGGGTGGCCTCGGTGATTTCGGCACGGTCAACTACGGCACGGGCGCGCTGAATGTGCGCCTGGTCGAGCTTGACCTGACGACGGAAGGATACAAAAGCGATCACGAAGATGCCGAATCCTTCGAGAGCTATCTGGAGCCTTCCACCGGAGGTGACAGCGCGCAGAAAGGCGGGGAGTACGGCGACACATCCGTGGGTGAAGAGCTGTTGGCCGCTTCGACGCTGACGGTGACGTACGCGACAGACTTCGCCAGCACGGTCACTACGGAGTACAGCTTCAAGCCCCCGACCATCACGATTGACCTGTGCCCATACACCAGCGACTACGTGGTGCCAAACAGCGTGCAGTTCACCTGGATGGGTCACACCTATGCGGACTACGACGGCGACCTGATTCGGGATCGCACGACCCCGGGCACCGGTTTTTTCGCAGGCCGAGTCAACTACGCGGGCGGCATCGCCGAGATCACAGACTACGTGGTGGACCCCCTCTACGACGCCGAAGACCTGACCATCACAAGCCTCTGGACTGTGCGTCAGAAGTGGACGACTGCCAGCATTTTCATGCGCACCCAGATCGCCCCCCTGAAGCCCGCCGGGTTCGTGATGAACCTGTCGGACACGGAGGGTAACGCGATCACCGCCAGCGCGGGCATCGACGGCGTGATCGCGGGGACACACCTGCGCGGCAAGGTGGACTTCGAGACGGGCGTGGTCGAGTTGCAGTTCGGCGACTACGTTCTCGACACCTCGCTGACCGTCGAGCAGAAGCTGGAGTGGTGGTACGACGCGGACGACGTGGGCGCAGTTGAGGCGCTGAAAATCTGGCGCCCATGGCCTGTGGACCCAACCACACTGCGCTACAACAGCGTGGCTTACTTCTACCTCCCGCTGGACGCCGACGTGTTGGGCCTGGACCCCGTGCGGCTGCCACAAGATGGTCGCGTTCCCATTTTCCGCCCCGGTGGCTTCGCCGTGGTCGGCCATACGGCGGTAACCAGTCCGGCCACTGTGTCGAACGGGCAAACCATCGACCTGGCCCGCACGCGCCTGTCTCGCGTTCGGGTGATCGGCGATGACGGTGACACGATCAACACTGGCTACACGGCCAACCTGGAAGCAGGAACGGTGACGATTGTGGACACCACCGGTTGGAGCCAACCCATCACCATCGAGCACCGCATCGAGGACTTGGCCCAGGTCAGCGATGTGCAGATCACAGGCCAGATTGGCTTAACACGTCAGCTCACACACGACTTTCCGGTGCCAGGTAGCTACGTCTCGGGCGCCCTGATCGCGGGAGACCTGCGTAGCCGCATGTCCTTGATGTTCGACCAAGGCTCCTGGGATGGCACCACATGGTCGGATGTGGTGGACGGCTCTCCTGCCACGGGGACCTACAACAACACGCTGGCCCCCGTAGAGGTGAACAACCTTGGTGCCGTGACGGAGCGATGGGCTTTCCGTTTCACCAGCACCACGGCATTCCAGATCATTGGCGAACATGTCGGTGTGATCGGGACCGGGACCATCAATGCTGACTGCTCGCCGAACAATCCGGCCACTGGTACGCCGTACTTCACCATTCTGGAAACCGGTTGGGGTTCCGGCTGGTCGGTGGGAAATATCGTACGCATGAACACTGTCGGTGCGCAGTTCCCCGTGTGGGTGGCGCGCACGGTGCAGCAGGGCCCAGAAGCCGGCCTGGACTATTCGTTCTCTCTGATCACACGCGGTGGCGTGGATCGCCCGTAAGGATTTCCGATGACCTCTCCGGTTGACACGTCCGTCAAACTCTTCCGCAGCACCATGCCGGGTGCACCAGCGTTGCGCGGCCAAGTTGGCAGTCTGATCTCTTTGCTGGACGCCTGTTTGGTAAACGGTTGGGGCAGTCAGACCGCCTCGTCGGTGATCATCACGGGTGGTGTAGCCACGGCCACATTTCCAGCCGATCACGCAGCCGCCGTCGAGTCGGTGGTGCTGGTCGCAGGGGCGACACCTGCTGGGTTGAATGGCGAACAGAAGGTGACCGCGGTGGCACCGAACGTCATCCGGTGGGCAACTGCTGAAGCTGACGGCACAGCCACCGGCACAATCACGGTGAAGATGGCTGCGGCTGGCTGGACGAAGGTTTACACCGGCACCAACTTGGCAGTCTACAAGTCGGCCGACCCGCAGGCCCACGGGCAGTTTCTGCGCGTCAACGACACCGGCACGACGGCGGCGCGGGTGGTCGGGTACGAGAATATGACTGCGGTGTCTACCGGCACAGGTCTTTTTCCTACGAGCGCGCAGCTCAGTGGCGGTTTCTATTGGGGTAAGTCTCACACGGCTGGTTCCGCGGACGTGGCGTGGGCGATTGCGGCCGACAGCCGTGCCTTCTACTTCAACGCTGCGGCGTATGTGACGACCGGAGGGCCAACAGCCAACGGTGGTGCGGCTTACTTTTTTGGCGACCTCGTGCCGCATAGTCGGTCCGGGGACGCCTACGCAACCATGCTGACCGGCGCGCCAGGTTCGGTGTGGGAAAGCTACGGTGGTCAGTACATCCTGTCTTCGGACGTAGCAACGCGCGCGATACCTCGCAAGGTAGACGGGACGGGGACCGCGATACAACCAGAAGTCTCGCCGTACACCGCGTACAACCTTAGTTTCTTGCCCAACACCGTGAATGGACGTGTCCCGTTCACGCCGATCATGGTGCGGGACTCGCAATCGCAAACAGGCATTCGTGCGGACATACCGGGGGGCAGGTTGTCACTGCACTTCGGCGCCGAAACTGTACTCTCCGAGCATCAAATCTTCTACGACACAGATGGTCGTGCTCGCGTGAACATGCTCGCGCCGAACAACATGACCAGTGCGTCGGGTTTCAACTCCCTCGCGGTTGATGTGACCGGCCCCTGGAGGTAACGCCGTGGCCGCACACAAATATTGGCGTGCCAAGCTGATGACGGCCCCCACGCTGTCCACGCTTGAGCTGTCTGAGTTTCACCTGTTCGACGGCGCCACGCGCGTCGATGCGGCGGCCACGCTGACGGCGAGTGCGGCCCCCACGGGTCCGCTGACCAACCTGTCTGACAACAACACGGCCACAGGCTGCTACTGGAGCACCGGAGGTGATGCGGTGGTGCTGACATGGACGTTTCCAACGGCCGTACAGGTTACAGGCATTGAGCTGGGCGCGCGCACCACAGCCTCTCGATTCCCCACCGCTCTGGTCTTGCAGGGGGGAGATGCCGTAACAGGAACGGGTCCTAGCCCAGAGTACACCACACTGATGGGGTTTGGTGTGAAGGCATTCGCCTCTGCCGCCAAGACGGGGGTCATGCTGCAAGCTGTGCAGCCCACGGACGGTGGGGTGATCTACAGCGCGTTTGACTTTCAGACACCCAGCGGCATCGGCCGCGTACCCTACGACGTGAAGCGAGAGATTCTGCCCGCCACCACGCCGAAGACGTACACCCCGCAGTTTGCCAAGGTGCGCCTGGTGCGTGACATTGACGGCAAGGTGATCCGCGAAGAGTGGTCGGACCCGACCACGGGGGAAGGCGCGTTCGAGGGTGTGGACGAAAACTACACGTACAGCGTAATCGCCATCTACCCGAGCGCCGATTTCCGCGCCGTCATCGCCGACCGCATCGAGCCCGAGGGCTACCCAGGATGACCACGCTGGCACTCTCGGCTGCTGCGCGCGCGGCTGCGCTCGTGTCAGCTCGACCTGCTGTGCTGCAGGCTCTGATCGACCTGGCCGACGCAGGCTCTGGTCCCGCGCAACTGGAAATCTACGGCACGACGCGCCCGGCCACCTCTGGTGACGTTCCGGGGGGCGCCGCCCTGGCAACCTTGGTGCTCACGAAGCCGTGCGGCACGGTCGAACTGACAGGGATTCTGCTCACGCAGGAGTCTGTGATCGGCGACCTGATCGCAGTCAACGGGGCAGCGGTGTGGGGCCGGCTGGCAACCAGTGAAGGTGACCCCATCGCCGATGGCGACGTGACCGACATGGCGGGCGACGGGCCGTTCAAACTGGACGGCGCTGACGGCGTGAATCTCTACGCAGGAGGCCGGGCGATACTGGGCGCAACGGCGCTCTCATGAGCACGAGCCTGATCTTCTCGGCCGCCCCAACCACTGGGCTGCCGGTACACCTGGTGTTCGGTGATGAGCCGACAGCCGACATCCCGAGCGTTGCCGTTTACGTCGAGGGGGTCTTCGACCTGGTAGCGGATGACGTTTTCGACCTGACAGGCGCGGTTGCGTTTGAATACGTGAGCGGGGCCGAGCGCCCCGACGTGGGCGAAGTGCGCTCTGTCTACCAAGGGGCCGCTGCGTCCCAGGAGCCGATGCGCGGTGTGTGGCAAGACAGCACGCCTCTCGTTCCCCACTGGCAGAGCCGTTGGCAAGACGCAGACCCCGTTGAGTCGCCCACCGACCTGCGATGGCAGGACCAAGAGCGCCTGCGCAGCGACAGCACGTCGCATTACCAGGAGGCGGCGCCCCTGCAGACGACACTGGGTTCCGAATTTCAGGACCAAATTCGACTGCGCAACGACGCCTGGGCTCGATTCCAAGAAGCGCTGGGCATACAAAGTGCGCGCACGACCAAGTTTCAGGACACCCTAAACGACCGGCGAAATTCAACCGCAGGGCGTTTTCAGGAAGCCGTCGGATACTGGAATTCAATTCTGGAAGGCTACCAAGATGCGCTGCCGTTCGGTGCACTGCTCGCCGGCCGATACCAAGAGGCCATGCCACCACCGGCGGGTATCTGGGTTCGGCCACCCGTGCCCGGACCGGACCCGTGCTACCTGCCTTCGTTGCCGGTACACCTGGTGTTCTCCGAGGCGCACGTCGATGCCGCGCACCTCGTTTTCATTTGCGAGCGGCACGGTGGGCCAACACCGGGCGGCACGGTCGTTGTCCCGATCAAAGAGGTCTACCTGGTGATCAACAGTGCAGTTCTGATTCGAGTTGAGGGTGCGGTGCCGATCCCCACGCTGTCCATGTCCATGTCGCTGGACGTGGACTCGTGGACGTGGAGCTTCAGCGCCTCCGTACCAGGCTACGCGCTGGCCGACATTGAGCCCGAGGACGGCGTGCCCGTGGAC